GGTGGTGACTCATCAGAAGAAGATCCTTTTGATTGGGATAAGTAAATGATTTTCACCATGACATTGCAACAGGTCGACCTATTAAAAGGAGAGAGTGATGTTGTTGGTGGAATCCTCGAGCGAGTAACTAAAGCTATTAATGACCTGAACCTTGCTTTGGTTACTCCTCGCCTTTTTATTATAACTAAACCGGGAATATTATTCCCATCTTTTTTGGAGAAAAGATATGCTGATAGACAAGAGAGAGGCCAACAACCTCATTAACGTAATGGAATCTTTGTTGAATTCTTTGGACAAAACATTTGATAGTTTGCCAACTGACATCGACCAGAAAGTAAAAGATGCTAAACTAACTTTATTAAATGTGGAAAGAAAAAATGATAGACAAAGAAAATTCCCTAGATTCTTTAGATGAAAGAACCTGTGATCAGGTGATGCAAGATTTACATATGTGCATCGATGATTGGTCTAGACAAGATCTAGATACTAAAGCAGCTGTAGTTACTCTCGCAAGATTCTGTGTTGAATTATCTTTTAAATTTTCACACACGCCTTATGACGCTATGCAATTACTATCCACGGTAGTAATGGATAACCTCGAATCTTATGAACATGAAGAGTTAATGCAGCTTTTGATACAACCTCGTGATCAAAAGAAAGTCATTCATTGAAACTTAGATACTACCAACGCAACGCTATAGATGCTCTTCACTCTTGGTTTGATACCAGGCCTGAAGACCCAACGCTTATTGCCTTACCAACAGCAGCTGGTAAGACCATTATATTTTCACACTTCATTAAAGAAGTCTTTAACAAAAACCCCAAGGCCAGGTTTCTTATCATGGCTCATAGAAAAGAGTTGGTTGCTCAAGCTGAAAGCAAACTAAAGTCTGTGTGGCCAGATGCCCCGGTGGGTGTACTCGCTGCTGGTATGAAACGCTTTCAGCACAATGCACAAATTCTAGTTGCCAGTCGCGATACCTTGGCCTCGCCCAAGAGATTAGAAAAGGTTGGCAAGTTTGACTACATGATTATTGATGAGGCACACAACGTGCCACCTAGTTCTCTGACTCGCTACAAGAAAATCATTGACACCCTATCAGAACGCCAGTCCATGAAGGTCATGGGTTGTACTGCAACTCCTTATCGCATGGGTCAGGGTTACATTTATGGCAAGCGTAAAGATCATTTCTTTAAAGGTCTTGCCTACAGTGTATCGATACCAGAGTTAATACAAGCAGGTTACTTGTGCCGATTGTCTGCCTTTGCTGTCAATGACAATGCCATCATTGATGCTGGCAAAGTTAGTTTGAAGTTCAAAGGCGGAGACTTCCGGGAAAAAGAATTAGAAGACATAGCCATGGTGGATGAAACCATCATCGAAGTTATAAGTGATTGGATTGATAATGCCTACACAAAAGGCAGAACAGCCTCGGTGTTCTTCTGTGTTTCTGTTCTCCATGCTCAGAAGATGACTCAGTATTTACAGCAACATGGTATTAGTGCTGCTGTGGTTACAGGGGAGACGCCCAACCAAGAACGAGATAAGATTCTTGCAGACTTTGAGTCTGGTAAGATTCATGCTCTCTGCAATGTTGGGGTTTTAACCGAAGGCTGGGACGCCCCGCGAACAGATTGTATAGCATTGCTTAGACCAACGCAAAGTGTTGGACTCTATGTGCAGATGTGTGGACGTGGCATGCGATTGCATGATGATAAAGAGAATTGTTTGCTGCTTGACTACGGTGAGAACGTAGCTAGGCATGGCTGTCTAGATGAAGTAGAGCCTGGCGAAAGTCTTCCCGGAAGATACAAGCCTAAGATTTGTGCAAGCTGTAATGCTATCAACTCACCTTCTGCTAAAGAATGTATTGAGTGCGGCCAGGTGTTTGAGTCAACACAATCAAAAGTTCTCTGGACCAAGAAGGAAAGGGAAGTAGCAAGGCGTACCAAGGCTGAGAGACAAGCTGTCTTATCAGATGAAAGGAAAGCATCAGTCCCTAAAAACAAACCTATCACGGACATCTATGCGTCTGTGGTCAAGTCTAAAAATGGCAGTGAGTATTGTCAGGTAGTCTTTACAGTGAAGGATGAGTTCTTTCCCAAGAAGATGCCACTCATGTTTGGCCATCCCACTGCACATAAGATGGCAGTGCGTAAGTGGAAGAAGATTACAACCAAGTGGGGATCACCAAGTCAACCATGGATGGCTGCTGAATTAATTAACAGCGGTGCATTTGATACAATCTCTGAGATCATTGTGCAAAAGCAAGGTAAGTATGAGAACGTTGTTGGGATTAAAACTAAACAAAACGAGGACATAGATCTATGAAAGATATAAACCATTTGTTAGATGATGTTGAACTACAACAAAAGAGACACCAGAGATTTTATCTAGGTATCAGTCAGATAGGTAATCCTAATCAGCGTTTACTTTGGATGCGTTGGCGCTGGCTTATGCCTGACGATATGCCTGCTAGAGTCTTGAGACTTCTTGATCTAGGCAACGTGGTTGAGGATGATCTTATCAAGAAGCTCAGAAAGATTCCCGGTGCTCAGATATTTGATGTTGCCTCTAATGGTAAACAGTTTGAGACACAGACATTGGGAGGCCACGTCAAAGGCCACATCGATGGCGTAGGGCAAAACTTTCCGGGGATTGATACCAAAGATCCATTCTTGTTAGAGTTCAAGACAGCCAACGACAATCGCTTCAACAACCTATTAAAACTTGGTAGTTATTGTGATTGGTCAGAAGAGTATGCTGCCCAGTTACATTTATACATGGGCTTGTTTAAGTTTGATCGATGTATTGCAATTGTTTATAACAAAAATAACTCAGACTTATATACAGAAATCATTGAGTATGATAGTATCGCTTTCGATTCTTTAATAGAAAAAGCAAGAAGTATTTTATTAGCAGAGTCTCCACCAGATAACTACATACCGGAAACAGATTACCGTATTAAAAGTTATATGACACCAGGCCAACAAGCCTGTTATCTAGGTAGAGCGCTGCCACCCAAGATACATTGCAGATCTTGTAGGTTCGCTAAGGTTGATATAGATAAGGGAGATGCACATTGGCATTGCACCCAGCACGATAGAAAGATTAGCGAAGACAGACAAACCAAGGGTTGTTCAAGACATAACTTTATACCTGAGTTGATACCAGCACATGTCATGGAGAAGGATGACGATATGGTTTTGTATGAGAAGGACAAGATTAGATTTGTTAACGTGGCCGAGAACCTTAACACGCCGGGCGAAAACTTTTTTTCTAGCAAAGAATTAATTGAAGTTGTAAACAGTGGGTTTCCAGAAGATATCTTGGAGACTTGCGATAAAGTTAAGAAGTTATTTAATGGATCATCTATTACAGAAATTAGACCTTGGGTTGAAAGCAGACCACCCCTCTAAGCTTTGGGTTTTTTTACTACGATTATTTCTGTGTCTGGGTACAGTGCCTCTACTAATTTCTTCTTCAATCTAAACATAGGCGTCTCGATTCCTTTCGTATCCTCGACCACTATCTCACCCTCGCTGTTGACGTATCTAAAGTCAGCTTTATAAAGACAAACCTTTTTATCATTCACCACACATGGGAAAGGTGGATGCACCTCTATGTTAGAGATGATGCCATCAGCTTCTAGTTCTTTGAGGTGAGTGTACCTGGCCGCTTCTAACTTACTGTCAAAAGTTATGCCATCAAGTTTGACTTTTTTCGCCCGGTATTTGTTATACAAGTTATGGCCTGCCTGTAAGAACTTTATTTATTTCTTCTTGTCTAAGCACTTCAGAAGCTGTTGTTTGTTGGCCAGTTATAGTGTTGTCAGCTGTGTTTAAAACTTCAGGAGATATAAGTGGTTTGGTTGTTTGTTCTGCATATATTTTTGCAATCTCTCCAAAAGGAATTGCTTGAGAAACTTTATTTTTCTCTTCCATTAAGGCTCTAGATAAAACTTCTGTGCTTGGAAAAGATGGCATAAACATGTTGCTCATAATCATCCCTGGCTCAGGAACATTTGCTCTTTGTAATTCTACAGCTATTTGGCCATCGTTTAGTCCAAGTTTTCTTGCGTCTTCTACAGCCAGTCCTAAATCTCTAAGAGCTTTAAATCTAGCTTCATTAGAAAGTAAATATGCATTGGTTAGTTCTTTGGCTGTTCTTGGATCTCTGCTTTTTGCAACTCTGTTAAATAAGTTAGCAGAAGATCTAACATCGTTTGTTGCTTCAAATCCT